GGAATGGGTGGAACAAAGAAAACAGAAATCAACGACCCAAGCAACCTGCTCTTGCTTTGTGGCTCAGGAACAACAGGATGCCACGGATGGATTGAATCACACAGAACAGAATCCTACGAAAAAGGTTTATTAGTTAAACAGAACGACAACCCAGAAGATGTCCCAGTGGTTGATAAGTATGAGAATGTTTGGAAGTTCAATAATGACTTCACCAAAGAACGACATGCCTTTCCTAAACCTTAGTACATAACATAACCCCAGTTGGTGTAGGATATTTTAATGTACTCGCTTGAATACCCAAAGCGACCTTGGACAACCAATTTTGAGCGTTCCAAGAATCGTTGGGTGAGAGCCGAGTTGACAAAAGAATGGCGCACAGCGTTTTGTTTGTTAGCAAAGCAAGCAAAGATTCCCCGACTGCAAACCATTGAAGTTGATGTAAAAGTTTTTCAAAAGGGAGGTCGTCTTCAAGATGTTGCATCTTGTAACCCAGCCGTCAAAGCAGCAATAGACGGTTTGGTTGATGCAGGAGTACTTGTAGATGATTCACCAAAGTTTTTGAAGAGCATCAAATTTTTTGCACCACAGCGAGGAAAAGATTCTTTGCTTATTGAGTTCAGGGAGGTAGTACATGATTGACAATTTTTGGATGCTTCTAGCACAAGTGATGGTTGCAAGTTTTGTTTTAATGTTTGCAATAAGTTTTCTCTTGATGCCTCTTTTTGTTTTGTTAAACAATTACAAAGAGAAGCGTGAAAAGGCAGAGTTAACAACAATTATTTTGATGCGAAACTTGTTACAACCACAAAATGATTCTGAGTTCACAATTGAAGATTTCTTAAAGGCTACTAAGAATAAATGACAACTACAATATCAAGATGGGAGATGAATGCGATGGAAAGAGAAAACAAAGACCTAGAAGAAGTTCAAATGATGACAGTGATGATTAAAGAACATCAAAAACAAATCAAAGAACTTGGCAGAAGAAGAAAACTAACGATTCTTCGTTTGCGTAAAAACAATGTGACTTATCGTGAGATAGCCGAAACCATGGGGGTCACTGAACAGAATGTTTACAAAATTTTAAGAGGTAACACAGTTAGAGAACCACAGTACGATTCAGATGGCAATATTGTCAGACGAGTTGGCAGACGACCAAAGGTGAAAAAAATACAATGAAACACTTACATCAAATAATTATGGGCGAAGTTTATGTTCCACCAAAAAGCACAGAAGTTGCTGAGAAGTGGATGAGTTCGTTGGTTGAAAAAATTGGTATGAAGAAACTAATTGAACCTAAAGCAGTTTATGTGGAAAAAGATGGAAACAAGGGAATGACCTGTTGTGTCCTAATTGAAACCTCACATATTGCTTGGCATGTTTGGGATGAAGAACATCCGGGCATGTTGCAATTCGACCTTTACACATGTGGTGAGTTGGATTCAGATTTGGTTTATCGTGAAGTTGCAAACTTTTTTGGTTTAGGCTCATACACAATGCGTGTATTTGACAGAGCAAATGGCGACTTAGACAGAATCAAGTAATGAAGAAACCGAGTTCAAAAGGTAACGACACTAACCGACCTAATGGTAAGGCTTTCAAAAGTAAACCAAGGAAGCAACGCAAAACTGGTAGAACCATTGATGGGTACAAACCAGAGAAGTTGAAGATTCGTGAGTTGAAAAGAATGCAACCTCATGTTCCAAATCAAACAACGATTGATGCCATGAATGATGCTGTTGATGGTAAAACTTTCAAAACATTGGATTAAATGGAAGCGAACATTAAAGTTGGGCAAGCAGTCCAAGTACGACTAAATGACCTAACCCCGTATCCTCAAAACCCGAGGCGTGGTGACATTCAAGCAATAGCCGAATCTTTATCATTCCATGGTCAGTTCAAACCCATTGTGGTAAACAAAAAAAACAATGTGATTCTTGCAGGCAACCACACATTCAAGGCAGCGAAGAAACTTGGTTGGAAACAAATATCAGCAGTGTATGTTGATGTTGACCCAGTTGAGGCAAGACGAATCATGTTGGCTGATAACCGAATCAATGACCTTGCCAGTTACAACGAGGGCTTACTTGAAACCATTCTTAAAACCTTTGATGACCTTAACGGAACAGGATTCAACGAAGGTGACATTAAAGCGTTGGAGAGAATCATTAACGATGGGGAAGAACCAAAATCAGATAAACAAGCATCCGATAAACTTCAAGATGACCCAGAAGTGAAAATCTCTGCATGGCATTTCACAATCGCACCAATTGCGTATTCTGCTTGGAAGGACCACTTAGCCAATGAAGCAGAACAATCTAAACCTAAAGCCATCAACCTAATCAGACAACGCCTTGGAATCCCTAAACCTCAAATAGTTAAAAAAGAAAACCCATCAAATCCGTCAACCTTAGATAACTTTGTTAAATGCGAAACAGTTCAAATCGCAAACCTCAAACCGTATCCAGTGAACCCTAGAGAGGGTGATATTGGTGCAATCATTGAGTCCTTACAAATCAATGGTCAATATCGCCCCATAGTGGCAAATAAACGCACCGGACACATCCTGACAGGCAACCACACCTTCGAAGGCGCAAAAGCCCTAGGATGGTTCGAAATAGCCGTCTCGTGGGTAGATGTAGATGAAGACCAAGAACTCAAAATCGTGTTAGTGGACAACAGAACCTCAGACCTTGCCACCTACGACACAAACGAGTTGAAAAACCATTTAATCAATTCAGCAGGACAATTCAAAGGAACAGGATTCCAACCCGAAGATGCCTCCGAAATACTTTCAGGTGGTCAATCAAAACCCGGCAATCAACCCATCGGTAGAACAACATGCAAAGTTGGGGAATACAAATTCCGTGCATCAACCGAAGAGTTGAACAATTGGGCAAACAAAATCGAAAACTGGCAAAATGTTGCAGAACTTTTATTTATGCCTTTGGAAGCGTGCAACGAATATCAACAAGGGTATAATTAAATATTATGAGCAACGCTGGAAGACCATCAAAAATCAGTAAAGAAATTTGTGATGCAATCGTTGAGAACCTAAGACTTGGAAACTACATTGAGCATGCCTCGGCAGCGTGTGGGATAAACAAATCAACCTTGTACTTGTGGCTTGAAAGAGGTCGCAAGGAGCAAGAGAAAATTGATGCAGGACTTGAACCAAACCCTGATGAACAAATATTCATGGAATTTTCCAACGCAGTAGAAAAAGCGAAAGCAGAAGCCGTATCACGAAATGTTGCCATCATCCAAAAGTCTGCACACCACGGAACATGGCAGGCAGCAGCGTGGTGGTTGGAAAGAACACAACAACAAGTTTTTGGTCGTAAACAACAACTTGAACACACAGGTGCAGAAGGCGCACCAATCAAACTTGAAGTCTCAACACAGGAGATTGAAGAAAAGGTATCTAAGATACTTAACGCACGAAAAGGTGAATAGTCGTGCAAACACGCATTGTTGATGAGATTCTTAGATTAGAACCTAAAGAACGAGTTTTGTTGCTCGCTGAGTTGAATGACCAAGAACGCTATGTCATTTCACAAATGTTGGATGCAGAGTTAACAAACAAGTGGGCAAAGTATGAGCATGACCCAGTTGGTTTTGTTATTGATGGTCTTGGTGAATCCTTGTGGTCGAAGCAAATTGAAATCTTTGAATCTGTTAGGGATAACAAAAGAACAGTTGTTCCAGCATGCCATGCTCCGGGCAAATCACATTTGGCAGCACGCGCTGTTGCTTGGTGGATAAGTGTTCATCCTCCGGGTACGGCTGTTGCAGTGACCACAGCGACAACACATCGACAGGTTAGAAACATTTTGTGGAAGAACATTAGACAAGTTGCAGCACAGAACGATTTACCGGGTGATGTTTTGACAGTGCAGTGGAAAATCAATAACACAGTTGTTGGTTATGGTTTCAGCCCAGCAGCGCATGATGAGACAGCAGTTCAAGGTATCCACGCACCGAATCTTCTTGTGGTCGTTGATGAGGCAGGTGGAATTAGTGACACGATAGGTCGAGCATTGGAATCTTTGATGACAGGTGGTCACACTCGCTTACTGGTTTTGGGAAACCCTCCAACAGATTTAGAGGACACATGGTTTGAAAGAATCTGCAATTCACCTCTTTACAATGTGATTCCCATTTCAGCACATGACACACCAAACTTCACAGGTGAGAAAACTGAGCGTTGCCGTTCATGCCCATCACATGTTGAAACACACGATGTTGCATCCCATCTTGTTGACGAAACTTGGGTTAATGATGTTATTTCAGAATTCGGTGATGATTCACCATTCATTGAGGCAAGAGTTCACGCAAGATTCCCAAGAAGCAGTGTTGGAAAAGTTATTCCTTTCACTTGGGCTGAGATGGCAACACAAAACGATGACCCAATTGAGTCAGACGATATTAAACTTGGGGTTGATATTGCATCAGATGGTGGTGATGAATTTGTTATCGCTAAAGCAGATGGTTTCAAATGCACAATTGTTCACCGTTCTTCAGGTAAACAGAACGCTAACGCTGTTGATGTTGCACAGGTAATTCAACAAGAAATCGATAAAGCACAAGAAGAACACGAGAAGCGTGGAAACACAAACAAGGTTCGAGTGAAAGTGGACACCATCGGTGTTGGTTGGGGTGTTGTGTCTTTATTGCAAAAGTGGGAGCAGGAGGGAAGACATAAAGGAAAAATTGTTCCAATCAATGTTGCCGAACGAGCCAAAGATGAATCCAAGTTTAGAAACACAAGGGCAGAACTTTGGTGGAATGGTCGAACCCTTATGCAACCTATTGATGGAAGACAATCAGTTCATTTAGATATTGATAGGCAAACACTGACACAACTTGCAGGTCCAACATTCAAATCAGATTCTTCAGGTCGTATCCAAATCGAATCAAAAGCAGATATGAAACGAAGAGGTGTTCATTCACCTGATAGGGCTGAGGCTGTTTTGTTAGCCATTTATGACCCTAAAAGGTTATCTGATGTCACCCCAGTTGTTCCTGTCAGTTTTGGGCAATCTAACCCTTGGAAGATGTAAAATTGTTGGATGGCAAACAATAATCGTCTTACTCGTGGTGAGGCTTCAGTTGGAAGTCTTATTGTTGACGATTTAATTCGTTTCAACGATGGCACAGAACAAGTAACTGCTTACCATTTCCGTAATCTTTCAGCATTCTCAACAGCAACACAAACAAACACAGGTGGTGGCACAGCCCCAGTTGCAATGATTTTTGAAACAACATCTGAGGCTAATCAAATAACCATCGTTAACAACACAAGAATCACACCGAAACACAGTAGTGAATACAACATACAATTTTCTGCACAAGTTGATAAAACAGATTCAGGTGATGATGATATTGACATTTGGTTTGCCATTAACGGAACAGCAATACCTAATTCAAACACAAGATTAACTTTGCCCAAGAACGATGCGAAAGCAGTTGCCTCATGGAACTTTATTACCCCACTACAAGACACAGAATATTTAGAAATCTATTGGTATTCAGCCGACACAACAATGAGGCTTTACGCTGAAGGACCACAAACAAACCCAACAAGACCCGGTATCCCATCAGTAATTCTCACAGCATGGGAAATTTAACGATATAATTTAGACAGGTTTCTATGAAAGGACACCATGTCTGCTCAATACAAGGTTCGTAAGAACCAAACAGTTCGTTACGAAAACGCCACAGGTGTTGTCAAATATTTAAGAATCACAGGAGTGACCAGCCAATCAGCCGTTGCTTTACATGATTTCAAAGGTACACCAACAATCTCAGCAGTGCCAAAAAGTTCTACAACTACTCCAGCAATTCCAGTGGGTGTAAAGCCAGCCCGACATGCTTGGGTAAATGCCTAGAATCTACAAGGCTGGGCAAGAGTTAAGAATTTTTCGTGATGACACATATCATCATGCCATCATTCTTAAAGTAAACAATATTGATTCCAACGAAGTTGAAGTTCGTATTGGAAACTTTACAAAAGCAACAATTGCCTTAGCAATAAACTCTGGAATCAGACCAACCGATACCAGACCAACACAATGGCTTTCAGGTGAAATTAACCCTGATGATTTTGTACCACCACTACCAGAACCACTGCCAGCATTCCCTGACCTTGAGTTAGATGATGTAATCTTTGGTTTATTAGATGAATCCCTTGTCGCTTAAAAGTAAGGTAAGATAATTCCATGGGTATTTTTATTGAACGCTCCAGAGGCGAACGCACAGGCGATGCTTCCACAATTTTATTTCCAAGTTATTCCCAATCTGTTCAAAAACAAGAACTAATCCAAAAAGCAAAAGACCTTAAAGTTGGTTCTTTTGTTTCATGGAATTCTTCAGGTGGCACAGCAAGAGGAAAAATTATTCGTATTGTTCGTGACGGAAAAATCAATGTTCCAGATTCATCTTTCACAATCAATGGCACAGAAGATGACCCAGCAGTTCTGATTCAACTTTATCGTGCAGGTAAAGAAGCCGATGTTCAAGTTGGTCATAAAATGTCAACACTTACACAAATTGAAAGCATGGAGAAATCCCAACCAACAATGAACACTGTTCATGTTGATTCTGTTATGGGTGGCAAAAAGAAGAAGAAAAAAGCCATGGATGCTAATGGTTTAGAAATTGAAATTGAATTAGAAGAAGACGAAGAAGAATTAGAAGACGAAGAAGAAGAAGTAGAAATGGCAATGGGTGGCTACGGCTACGACATGCCAAAAAAACCTAAAAAACAATAAGGCAAAATCTTGCCCGAGTTAAACGCAAACATTCCACCAATCGAATGCTATGTGCGTGGAAACTTTCTTCGTGACCAACAAGACTCGCATGACAAATATTTCCCTGTCGTAATCTTCGGTGTTGCTTCAGTACAGAATCGTTCACCTTTGTTTCATTTCTTGATGGAAGATGGTGGGATTTGGTGGCGTATGCCTATCAACGCATTCTGCACAAAACCTGATGTTCCTGAAGTTGATATTCATGATTT